GGATAAACCAGCGCAGTCCCAGTTTTTTGGAAAGAGCATAAACATCGTCGGTAAAGTGACCGCCTGAGTCCCAGCAAATCAGCCCCACCTGCATTTCTGTTCCGTCTTCCCGCACATAGGTGCGCCTCAACATCTCTTCCAGAACGTTCCAGATTTCCGGCTGGCTCAGGTTTCCATAAAGAATCTGGTAATCAATAGACCAGCTTTCCTCTCCAGCCCCCCAGCCGACGACTTCCCATTCAAAGCGATCATCCTGGGTATCACCACCGATGGTGAGATAAACCACGTCATCGGGCACCAGGATTTTGTTGTCTTTGACCGGGTAGCTTTCGCGACGGTTGTAGAGAACATCGGGTTCAAGCTTTTCACTTTGATCGTCTTCCCAGACTTCACCAAGACGCGTGTTGATAAAGGATTTGAGTTTTCCCAGCTCACCCCGTTTCGCGGATGAGACCGCTTCAAAATATTCGCCGACCAGATCAGCCCAGCTCATGAAGATGGAATAGGCCGCCCAAAGATGGAAACCAACATGGGAAGGCGAATCTATAACACGACCATCTGAAGCCCGAAACATATCGTCATCATCCAGCCAGACACCATCTTCACTTTGCCAGCGCCCTTGTTCCAGAAGATCAGCCAGAAGCTCATACCCAAAGCTGTTATGGCAATGCTTACATTTGTAGTAAGCCGTAGACGCCTTTCCGTCTTCCCACTGAATACCAAAATCTGCATCTTTGCCCCCCCACTTCAGATAATCCAGCTCAGAGCAATGTGGGCAAGGTATGTAAAAGCGCAGGACAATATCAGCCTCTTCAAGGCTCTGCTCTATCTGACAGGTATCCTTTGTTTTAGGCGTACTCCCTCGAATCGACTTGGGAAAGCTGGAAGTCGTTAAGCGGGTATCACCCAGAGAAGTAGCTGAGCCTTCATTGCCAATATCATGATCAAAGCCAGCCAGCTCATCGTAATAAACCACATCAACTGTAATACGCCGGAAGTTACGGGGGCTCTTTCCTCCCAGTGTATGAAGAATACTACCCAGAAAGGTTTTCTTCTTGAGAGTGTTGTTTTTGTGCTTTTTATCGAACCAAGGGAAGATCTGCTGAACTGATGGAACATCCCTCAGCATCGGCTCAATTTCATCTTTAACGAAAGCGTCCCGGTCATCGTCCGTTGGCTGGTAAACCACCTGGCTTCGTTTCTTGTGTTCAGCAAAGTAACCCATCGCCGCCACAATCACTTTTGTATAGCCAGTTCGGGCTGACTTCATCCAGGTGATTTTTCGAATATCATCATTGCTGATGCAATTCATAATCCCTTTCTGGTAAGGGATGGTTTCCCAGGCTCCCGCGATAGAACTGGATTCAGGACTGAGATAGTAATGCTCTTCCGACCACTCATGGAGTGTCATCGGTGGCGGCTTGAAAAGACCTTTTAACCCTCGGGCTATCGCCTGATCAATCGCTGGCTTCGAGTTGATCCCATGGCAGTTGAGCTTTACTGGCTGCATTCTGTGCCTTGATGATTTCCCGCTTGGCTATCTCCAGCTCCGCAGCTTTCAGATGGGGAACCCGTTTTTTCAGTTTCAGGGGGATGGAATCCAGGATGGAATTTACTTGTTCTGCAATGCTGGCCAGTGCCCACTCCAATAACTCAACCGGTGCAAGTTCACGGCGGGTCACTGCGTTTTTCATTTCCTGGGCATCAGCATCAGCCCGAAGCTTTCGAGCATGCTCATATTCTTTATCAATAAACTGGGGATCGTCTGTCGGGTTGTTGTATTGCTCCATTTGATCCAGCAACTTTTGCTCTCGATTCTGGAGCACATCAGACACCAGGTAGAAGCTCTCACGACCAATTCTTGCAACTGGCTGAATGCCCCATTTATCAAAGGCTTGAGTGCTTATCCCACAACTGGCAGCCATCTGTTTTTTATTCAGCCAGTGGGGTTCTTTTTTCGGTGAGACCGGTGTCGCCTTTTTTGCCATAACTAAACAACAACCACCCTCAGAAAATTCTCATATTTAGTGAGATTCCGCGAGTCCGCCTACCCGCAGGAGTCAGAGGGCTGGAAAGGACCCGCGCTCTATCCAGATGCGTACTGTATCTTCACGGCAGGCTTTGCCTTCATCGGTCAGCACACACTTGAGGGTGTGTTTTGTCTGAACGTCTAGTGCATCCACAGGCTTGTAGATAGTGCCTGTGTGTATTCCCAAGACAATTGAAGCAATCAGTGCCAGCAGTGCAGCGATGATAAAGTTTTTCATCAGTCCCTCTCTATCAAGCGATCGAGCTTGGCATTCATTTTTTCAATGCTGGACTTCAATTCTTTCCAGGCTTCCTTGTTGGCTTCCCAGTTGCGGCTCTGCATCTCACGCACCTGCTCAATGTCTTTGGCATTGAGATCAATCCGGCGTTCAATATTGCCGCCCCAGAGAAACAGAGAAGCTACAATCATCACTGTACTGACGATATGAGTCACACTGACTTTTCTATCCAAATGCCAATGCTCCATTACTTACTGCTCCTTGCTCTAAGCACACCCTCTACAGCACCGCCACCAAAATAGAAAAAGAGAATGGTTGAGAAGGGAAGACCCAGAGTATCGTTATTCCAAATAGCCAGCGTCTTGGACGCTTCCAGCATGGTACTGCTTCTACAAATTGCTTCAGTGGAACAGGGCTCTACAAAAGCAGAGATCACCATTAGGCCAGCGCACACCAGCCAAATCAGCATGTAGGGAATGGTCACTAATAACGCAATCAGGCGCTGGGCCAGCTTGAAAGGTTCATAAGCTTTCAGAAGATTTAGAAAGTGTCTGGACTTTTCTTCATTCGTGAAGAAGGCGGCATCCACACCGTTATAAACACCATCAGCGGCCTTTTGAATCACATTGTCAGAGCCGAACAGTTTTCCCAGAAAACTCATAGTAATAATCCTTTAACCTAAATTTTCCGGCCACTGCCCCGTAGACATCATCCTGACCAACCTTGCGGCACGACGAGGGACCTGCTTTGCCCATCGTGAATCCATCATTTCAGCAGCCGCACTACCAAAGTCTTTCAAGGCCAGAGCATTAAGCATTTTTTTAAATCTCGACAAGCGAGGCCATCCAAGGTTGAAACACATATCAACTAAAACCGCCTGCCTTACCTTGTCTAACTCAGGCCAAAACAAAAGGTTATGCTGCAATGACTGTCTGCATTCGTAAATATCGTCTGCAAGCAGCATTTCTGCCTGCTCTCGGCTGATGCCATTGTCTTCCAGATTATGTCCATACCCAATCGTTAACCTGCCAGCAGTACAGCGATATGGACGCAGCCGTAACCCCTCATGATGTTTGATGAGTTCAGCTTCATTCATAATGAGAAATCCGGATTAGATAAAATAAAAAGGCCTCACCCAGTGGGGGAACCAGGCAAGGCCGAGCAAGGACTCGTTATAAATTGGTAGCAGGGGCTGGACTCGAACCAGCGATCTCCAGGTTATGAGCCTGGCGAGTTACCACTTCTCCACCCTGCAATTATTCTTCTGTTTTCAGCTGTTTGATGCGTTAACGGGTCGCCAACCCCGAACTATCCCATCTCATCGAGAGCACATGAAGGGAAAAGTCGCCTTGTCATGCCTGCCATAGTCGATAACACTGCTGCAGGAAACACAGCGGACTGATAAGAATCAGTCAGAACTATTCAGGGGTTATATGAGAGCCACCAGCCGGTGAGAGGAAGGTCTTTTCTTGAGGTATAAAAAAACCCCGCTTGGCTTTTTGTTCAGCTCAGGGCGAGGTTTTCGATAGTGGTAATTATGCACTTATTTCGATGTTCTTTGCAAATACTAAATCTGAGGGATATTTTTTGCCGCATTTTTCGTATGATACTGTCAACTTGATCATCAGGTTGATGTGATTTTCATTGAATTAAAAGGGACTGTAATGAAAATACTTTCACTGTGGCTACTCCTGCTCTCCTCTTTCTGTTCGGCTGAACAACTGATTTTATCCAGCAAATTATCACTTGATTACGATCCACCAGCTCTCATCTCACATACTCAAAGCTCTCTCATAGTGAAGTATGAAGACTGGTACTTTGCTCACGAAGTGGTCGATCCTGAAAACTTTTATCAACAGATTAATCTGACTGGTATCGAGCGCGATTTCATAAAGTCATTATTCGACAAAGATCTTAGAAAGCAGTTCCCTAAATGGTTAGCCGCTTTGTCTGAAGAACAAGCATCAGAGCTGGAAATTTCAGTCAACAACACCCTTAGAAAAAAAGTTGGTGATGCTGAGCTACTGGCTGCATACAGCAATAATGCCCAATCTGCCCATATCTATATCTTCGATGACCACTCTATTCATCATCTGACTTATTACGGAAGCAAAGACAATTACCGTCATTTAATCAGTCGTATCAAGGAGAGGTAAAATGACACAGGAAGAAATCAACAATCTCAGGGAATTTCTTGTCTCACTCTTTGGCAGCCAAGCCAAGAACTGGACTATGAACGAGAAAATATTCAACCTGACGTTCAAACTTGTCTCTGAATCCAGAGCCTGCTCAAACGCAATGAATAAAGTTCCCAGACCTCACGCATTAGGCAAGGAACCTTTCAAGTGGATAAAAGCTGAAGCGCGACGCTTGCTCTTGCAAAACTTGAAAGACAATAAATCTCATTACGCGATTTGCTTAAAAGCAGCAGCCTATAGAATGGCTCACCAGTTCCAGATGGCTGCGATGGGTTTATAGTAGATCACTGAGCCACTACCTTGGTGGCTCATTTTACTACTACTGCCATGGACACCAAACTTTCCCTATCCAACCCGTCACACAACCCACCGGCATTGAGAGAAAAGACCTTTTCTCCAGGTATAAAAACCTCACTCCACATGGGTGAGATATTTGATGTTATCTGCAACACCCGCCAAGCTCTTCACCCAAAATAAGTTTTTGCTCCTCAAACTCCTCTGAGGCTTTCATCTGACGAAGTTCACACTCAGGGTTTTCTGAGCTTCTAATTGTATCAACAGCTTTTTTCAGCTCGCATTTCATAGCTTCTGTAGCATTAACTCCTACATAGATAGCTTTAGTTTTTAGGTCTAAACTCTTCAATGACACTGAGAAGCCTTCATGAGTAGAGATAACAGTACTGTAATTCTCTTTATGGAGAGTATATCTTGTCTCCTTTTCATAAGCCCAATTGGAATGCTTAGTATTCATAAGTGAGAAGTAAGTTCGCGCAGGATCGAACAAGAGGGTTGAGAGATTATGACCAAAACCTATACTGTTTACATACTGAACAGGAAAAGTCGTTATATGTTTGCCATTCCCCCTCTTTGCATACTCCACACAATAACCTTTATTCGCCTCCGCATAGTGAGCCCACATTAAAGGGTTATCGAAAGATTCAGCAAAACAGCGTACGCCAATACTTCTACTATTTTCTATAACTTTATTATACAGCTCCTGACCGGTTATTTTTTCATCACACCAATTTTCTATATGTTTCCATATTGGGTTTATTAAATACCCTGTATTTCTTGCATTAATCCCCCCCTCATACAGCGCTTTAAACAACGGCACCAAATCCTTTAATGGATAACCTGAGTCCTTTTCTGCATCTGCACCCCAAGTCTGATCACCAAGATCATTATAAAGAAAGTTTTCAATTTTACAGTCATGTAAATCATTAAACTTATGTGGATAGCTAAACCACAACTCTGAGTTTTCTACAGTCTTCAGCCTAAAATCTTCCGAACTATAAAATGCATATAAATTAGACACTATAAAACCACTTCTATTTAAAACTCATTTATCATACTAACAATTTCCTAATAGGATATTTAGCAATTGACAAACGTTTTTTTCCCATAAATCCCCATCCCTTATTCATTCCTATGCCATTGCCCTATAAACTTCTTTCTCGACTACTGCTCCCACAGGCCCCAACCCCTCCCGATCCAACCCATCACACAACCCACCAGCCCAATCGACCCAGGGCCGATAAG